GGTAACAAGGGTAACAATGAAAAAGAAGGCTGCAACAACTAAGACGAAAACGCCGCGTTCCCCCGTGGCTCCGTCACCCAAGCGCATAGATGACAATCAGCTGCGCAAAATGCTGACAGACTCCAACGGCAACATCAGCCATGTTGCGCGATTGCTAGGCGTGTCACGCAAAGCCATTCACGCGCATATTAACGCCAATCCAGAACTACAGCAGATCCTCGACGACGCCAGGCAGACGATGCTGGACGAGGCCGAGAATGCATTGCTTGCCGCTGTCAGGAACCAGCAGGGCTGGGCCGTTTGCTTCACGTTGAAGACCATCGGCCAGGAGCGCGGATATCTTGAACGCGCCGATCAGAGCCATTCAGGAAGTGTGGAGGTAGTCATCCGCCGTGAAGACCGCCGCAAGTAAGACTATTGAGGTGATACTTCCCTCTCTGCATCCTGCGCAACAGCAGATCATCGACGAGGCGCGACGGTTCAACGTCTTGGCTTGTGGGCGTAGGTTTGGCAAGACGATGCTGGGCATTGACCTGATAATCGACAAGGTGCTTGATGGTTATCCGGTTAGCTGGTTCAGTCCCACCTATAAAATGCTTGCTGAAGTCTGGAAAGAGATCGTGCAGACAACAAAGCCGTTACAAACGCGCGTGGCAAGGCAAGAGCATCGTGTCGAGCTGATCACCGGTGGTGTGATTGATTGCTGGTCGCTTGATGCGGCTGACAGTGTGCGTGGTCGCAAATATGCGCGGGTAATTGTCGACGAGGCCGCGATGGTGCCCAATCTCTATGATTCTTGGCAAGCTGCGATTCGCCCCACGATGACCGATTATGTGGGCAGTGACGCGTTCATGCTCTCAACTCCAAAAGGCGTGGACTTTTTCTTTGATTGCTTCAGCCGTGGCGTTGACGATCAGCAATCCGACTGGAAGGCATGGCAAAAACCAACCAGCGAAAATCCATACATAGATCCGGCAGAAATTGAAGCAGCAAGACGTGAGTTACCAGATCAAATCTTCCGGCAAGAGTATCTGGCGGAGTTCTTGCAAAACTCCGGCGCGGTATTCAGGAACATCGATGCTTGCCTTCGTGCGGATAGCGGCCAACATCAGGGCCATCGACTCTTCGCCGGTGTCGACTGGGGCCAGAAGCATGACTTCACTGTGATCTCAGTGATCTGTGCAACGTGTCGGCAGGAGGTCGAGCTGGACCGGTTCAACAAGATCGAGTGGGCTTTCCAGAGAGCGAGACTTCGGGCCATCGTTGAGCGGTGGGGCGTCCAGAGCGTGATGGTGGAAACCAACAGCATCGGATCGCCTAACCTTGAGGCACTCCAGCGGGAAGGGATGAACGTCCGAGGCTTCGAGACGACGGGCAGCACCAAGCCACCGTTGATCCAATCGCTTGCACTGGCCCTCGAGCGGGAGGAGTGCCGCTTCCTACCAGACCCCGTGGGGCGCGTCGAGCTGCTGTCATACGAGTCGCGCATTAATAGCACGACGGGACGCGTGAGCTACTCGGCTCCGGATGGTGGCCATGATGACACTGTGATTGCTCGAGCGATCGCGTGGGAGTGCGTGCAGAGGGGCAACTTGGGGACGGCGTATTAAGCGCATCACAAAAGTTTTTTCTGTGATCTGTGTAAGGGTAAATTTGTATGGGCATACTAGACAGAATTAAAGCCGCATCCACCGCCTTTCGTTACCCGTCAAATCTGACGCATCGGGGCGGCTCGTTCTTGTCGATGGCTCCCCGTACCTTCCCATACGAGAACACTGACCCCATCGCAAACTCGGCGGTCATCAACACGCTGGCCTGGATACAGCGCAATTTCATTCAAGCGGAGTTTGAGGTATATCGCGAGGGGGCCGAGGGCGACGAAACGATTGACGGCCATCCCCTCGAGCGGCTGCTCGAGAATCCCAACGTGGGATATGACACGCAGTCGTTATGGGCTGGTACCCTTCTCAGCTACCACCTTGACGGCAACGCATATTGGATCAAGGAGCGTAACGCGCGAGGCTTTGGCGTCCCCACCTCGATCTGGTACGAACCGCACTGGTCAATCAAGCCGCATTGGCCCGACAACGGCAGCGCGTTCATCGACTATTACGAGCGGCGCATCAATGGCACCATCGAGCGCATACCGGTCGAGAATGTCGTCCACTTCAGGAATGGCTTGAATCCGGCCAACCCTCGATACGGTCTAGCCCCGCTCAAAGCCGCTCTGCTGCAAGTTTTCACTGACACTGAGGTGTCACTCTGGGTGGCTGCTCTCTGCCGCAATATGGCCATTCCTGGCGTTGTGGTGAGTCCTACCGAGTCGATCGGGATGACCTTTGAGAAGGCCGAGCAGATCAAGCAAACTTGGAAAAGGAAGTTCGGTGGAGACAACAGGGGCGAGCCGCTTATCTTGGACTTCCAAGCCAGCATCCAGCCGATGGGTTATGACCCCAAGCAGATGGACTTTGCCAGCATCACTAATCTTGCCGAATCGCGCATATCCGGAGCACTGGGTATCCCCGCCATCGTGGCGGGGCTGTCAGCTGGGCTGGATTCGTCGACATATAACAACTTGGCCAACCTGAAGAAGTCGGCCTTTGAGGAGTGTCTGATCCCCACGTGGGAGACCTTCCAGCGCACCATTACACGGCAATTACTGATCGACTTTGAGCGCAGCATTGAAGGCATAGAGTGCGAGTTCGATACTTCAGAGATTCGCGCACTTCAGGAGAATCAGGGCGAGAAGGAAGCGCGAGCCATTGCCGCATTCACCAGCGGAGTGACGACCCTCAACGAATGCCGCGAGCAGTTTGGCTATGATCCCGTTGACGCTGGTGACTATTACGTGATGCCAGCCAATCTTAAACCGATCACGCCGGATATGGCTCTGACGACGCCAGAGCCGCCAGTTTCACCGCAAGGCACGCTACCGCCTAAACCGGTGAGTGAGGATGCCGGGGGCAACCCTGCAAAGGCCATGCATCCTCACATCTCATTGAAGGGCGTCGACTGGAACGGCCTGACTCTGCGACGCCAGCCAACCGAGCTTGAAGCGCGAATGCTCAAGCAGCTTGACGACGCATACCAGCAGGGCAAGGTTTCAATGGAGGGCGCACTACTGGCCCTGCGTGGCAAGTACCTGGATGAGATTGTTGACACGCTCGACAGTCTCGACCCCGCAGAGTATTACGCGGCGACGGTATCCCCGTCTGACCGTGACAGGACTTTAGTCTTCGGACTCCTCTCCGCTCTGTTCCTCCGTGGAGCGTCTCTGATAATTGAGGAGATCCGGAATCAGGGCGTGACTGATATTGGTGACCAGTCAGCACGCCCTGATCAGAGTATCTTTCGGACGATGGCGGGGGCGATTGTCTCGAGGATAGCCAACGATGTCCAGGCTCGAGGCACGGGCGCGGCGATCTCTGCTGCTCTGCTCAATCAGCCTGTCGCCTCGACCGTACGTGAGACGATGACCACCGGCTCAACGGCATATATCACGCGATCCGCGAGTGAGGCCACCAACTGGGCACTATCGCAAGGCCGTGACGCGGAGATTGAAGAGAAGGCCGATAGCATCGAGTATCTGGTTTACTCGGCCGTACTAGACAACAACACCTGCCAACCGTGCGGTGACGCTGACGGCATTGGCGGTCAGCTGGACGAGATCCCAGCCGTCCCCAACCCGGATTGCGCGGGCGGGGCGCAATGTCGATGCGTACACATCCCCGTAGTTGCGACCGAGTTCAAGGCATTGTATCGCGGTGTAGAGATCGATCTGAAGCCAACCGCAGGCATGAAGGCCGAGGCTGAGCGTGGCCTTGCCTGGCGCAAGGAGTTCAACCGTGGCGGCACTGCGGTGGGCGTGGCCAGAGCGCGGGACATCAGCAACGGCAAGGAGCTTTCTCCACGAACCGTGCGGCGCATGTATAGCTTCTTCTCGCGCCACGAGGTCGACAAGCAGGGGCAAGGCTTCTCCCCTGGTGAAGATGGCTTTCCGTCAGCGGGGCGCATTGCGTGGGCATTGTGGGGTGGAGATCCGGGCTATACCTGGGCCAAAGCAAAGGTGAAGCGAATGGACAAATTGGATGAGGGAGACTAATGGAAAAGCGGTTTGACGACATTCAACGAAAAACGCTGGCCTTTGAGGTAAAGCAGGCGGAGATGATGGATAGCGGCCAGTATGCGGGTGAGTTTGTAGGCTATGCTGCGGGTATCCTGAACATCGACTCTACCGGTGACATGATCCTTCCAGGCGCGTTCACGTCTGACATTCCCCGCTTCCTCGCTGATGGCGTCGTCTGCTGGCAGCATGATTGGATGACCCCAATCGGCGTACCTGTCGAAGCCAAAGAGGATGGCTATGGTCTCCTCACTAGATCGCGCATCAGCCGCACGGCGAAGGGTATAGATGCCATGACGTTGATCCGCGATGGCGTGGTCAAACGGCTGTCGATTGGCTACCAGGTGCTTGATTATGACGTTGTAGACCGTGCTGGGCTGGCCAATACCATCGCCGCTTATGGGCTGCCAGTTGATAAACAGATGCAGATCCTCGCCAAGTTTGACGATGATGGGCGGGACGTTGTTTACCTGCTCAAGAAATTGAAGCTGTATGAATACTCGCCGGTGACGGTACCGGCTAACGACAAGGCAATTATCATGGACGCAAAATCGCTGACTGGTTTGACGTTCGCTGAGCATTCCCGCGCCGTGCTGACTGCGGTTGAGGGACTCGAAACGCGGATCAAGGAAATCTCCGAACTC